AAGTTAAAATTAAATATGAAATTTGAAAATGGTAGAGTTATTTGTGCAAGGTCTCCAGATATGTGTAATGAGTGTGGCAGTAAAAGAAACTGTGAAACAATAAATGTATTTTATAATCAATACAACTCAAAAGATATACTTGAATGTTTTAATAACAGTGAGAAAAGAAGGTGAAACAGGAATGAATACTGTTGAACCTATAAGAAAAATGGAAGATATTTATGATATTGCTGATTATTTAAAGATACATAGTGAACGAAACTATGTTCTATTTATGTTTGGTATTTATACTGGTCTGAGGATTTCTGATATATTAAAATTCAGAATAAGAGATCTTAGAGATAGTAAAGGAAAAACTAAAGAATATTTTTATATACGTGAAGAAAAAACTGGAAAAGAAAAGCGAATGAAAATACCAAAAGATTTAAAATATATTCTTGAAAGTTTTATGAAAGATAAGCTTGATTATGAATATGTTTTTTTAAGTAAAAAGGGAAAAAATAGACCAATATCAAGGCAGCAAGCATATAGAATATTAACTGATGCAGCTGAGAAGTTTGGACTTGAATCTATTGGATGCCATACTCTTAGAAAAACGTTTGGTTATCAATTATATCAAAGAACTCATGATGGAATAACGATTAAAGAGATATTAAACCATTCAGATTTATCGACAACACTTAGATATATAGGAGTTAACCAAGATAGGAAAGACAAGATAGTAGAAGAAGTAAGCTATCTTAGACGATAAAAGCGGAAGCGCTTTTTTATTTGTCTATAAATGTTACATAAAAAAGGCATGTAAAATTAAAGTGGAAGATTTTTAGTATATATATTGGAAATTATTTTTTTGAAAGTATGTTACAGAATTATAAGATATGTAACATTAATTAACTATAGAAGTAGGAATATAGTTAATTGTGTTGAATAATATTATTATGGGAAAGAGGTGAAAAAATGGTGGATCAGGATTTGAAAGACTATTTGTTTTTTAAAGATAAGTATAGAAATGATAGTAAAGAAAAAAGAATAAGAATATATAATTTATTAAAACTTGCGACTGAAGACATAGAAAATAATAGGACTATAATAGTAGAGGACAAGAGTTTTAGTATTGTTAGTATGATATTAGGAACTATAACAATACTTTTTGCAATAGATAAGTTTGTAAATGTAGGTCAATGGTATAGTTTTTGTATTATGCTTATTGTCATATTTATGTGTATTGTAGGACTATATTATTTACATAATAACAAAATTGCCATAAAGGATAGTAAAAAAAAGTTTAAAGATGAGCGAAGTGAAATTCATATGAATAAGTTAGAATTGCAAGCGCTAAAAGAGTTATTATCTGAAGAAAACAATTTTAATATTTAGGAACAAAGAACTAAAAGATTAGTTATCTTTTAGTTCTTTGTTGTTTATTTTTATATAACAGTATAGGTTCTTTCAGAGAATAAAATGCCCCGAGGGTCTAGCGATGCCCAAAACTTTTCTAGTTACAAAAAAATTTTTAAAGGTGTTTCCGTTACCGAATTAAGAGAGGAGGATGTATTTTGAGCAATGATGTTAAGAAAATAGATAATGTTGAGAAGGTAACAGTATCGAGTACAGTATTATCTAATTTGTTTGGATTGACTACACGAAGAATAAGACAGCTTGAAAATGAAGGTGTTATCCAAAAGATTGCACGTGGTAAATATTCATTACAGGACAATATAAAAAGTTATATAACTTACATAAAAGCATCGGCAGATCTTAAAGAAAATAAAACTGAAGCAGGTAAAATTGATTATGATGAAGAACATGCATTACTGGAAAGAAGAAAAAGAGAGAAGATTGAACTTGAACTTGCAGCAATGCGTGGTACTATGCATTATAGTGAAGATGTTGAAAGAGTGATGAACGATATGCTTTCTAATTTCAAAGCCAAAATACTTGCACTCCCATCAAGAGCAGCACCAAGATTAATAACTCTTAGTACAATAGCTGATATTCAAGAAATTTTGCAGAATGAAGTATTAGATGCGTTAAATGAAATGAGCAAGTATAATCCTAATGATTTCTATAGTAATGAATATGTTGATGTTTTAGATGATGAGGTACAAAATGAGTCGAAAGAAACTACAGATTCATAAAAGAACTATTGATTTATTTAAAAAATTAGCATCTATCCTAGAACCACCACCATTGCTTACAGTTTCAAGCTGGGCAGATAACTATAGAAAGTTGTCACCTGAAAGTTCTGCTGAACCTGGCCAATGGAAAACTTCAAGAGCAGAATACCAAAGGGAAATTATGGATTCATTATCAAACAAAGAAACTGAAACTATTGTTGTCATGAGTAGTGCCCAAGTAGGGAAAACAGAACTTATTAATAATATCATTGGATATTTTATTGATTATGATCCATCACCAATAATGTTACTGATGCCGACATTGGATTTGGCAACATCTTATTCTAAAAAAAGACTTGCGCCAATGATAAGAGATACACCGACATTGAAAGAAAAAGTAAAAGATGCAAAATCAAGAGATTCTGATAATACTCTTTTAGAAAAAGGATTTCCAGGAGGGTATGTTGCTTTGACTGGTGCCAATTCACCAACAGGATTATCTTCAAGACCTATAAGGATTCTATTAGCTGATGAGGTTGATAGATTCCCACAAAGTGCAGGTATTGAAGGTGATCCTTTATCTTTGGCTGAAAAAAGAACAAAAACTTTCTGGAACAAGAAAAAATTCTTTGTATCAACTCCTACAGAAAAAGGTATTTCAAGAATTGAGATGGAGTTTGATGAAAGTACAAAGGAAGAATGGTGCTTACCTTGTCCTATATGTGGTAAATTTCAGCCACTAAGATGGGGAAATATTAAATTTGAAGATGTTACTCATGAATGTGAATTCTGTGGTGAGAGGTTTAATGAATTTGAATGGAAAGCTAATAAAGGAAAATGGATTGCAGAACATCCAGAAAGAATAAAAAACGGGGATTTCATTTAAATGCATTGGCTTCACCATGGGAAAGATGGGAAGATATTATTGAAGATTTTAAAAAAGCTAAGAAGAATGGTGCAGAAACATTGAAAACATGGGTTAACACTTCGCTTGGTGAAGTATGGGAAGATAATGAAGGTGAAGGAGCAGAGAAGGATGAATTAATCAACAGAAGAGAGTTCTATACTGCAGAAGTACCACCACAAGTAATATTATTAACAGCAGGAGTTGATGTTCAGGATGATAGATTAGAAATTGAAGTTGTTGGATGGGGACTGAATAGGGAAACATGGGGGATTGAATATAAAGTTATTTATGGAGATCCAAGCAAAAGTATAGTATGGACTCAATTAGATTTATATTTATCCAAAACATTCTGGTATCCAGAAGGAGAGGGGCTTGTAATTTCAGCTACATGTATAGATTCAGGTGGACATAATACAGAAGAAGTATATAAATTCTGTAAAGTACGTGAACAAAGAAGAATATATGCAATTAAGGGTATGGGTGGCTATGGAATACCATTTATTCATAAAATGTCACGAAATAATCTTATAAAGTGCATGTTATTCATACTTGGAGTTGATAATGGTAAAGAAAATATACTTTCAAGATTGAATATTAAAGAGATTGGCCCTGGATATTGCCATTTTCCAATAGAAGAAGATAAGGGATATGATGAAAAATACTTTAAAGCATTAACATCAGAAAAAAGAGTATTAAAAATAAAGAAAGGAAAGCGTACTTATGAATGGGTAAAGAAATCTAGTGGAATACGAAATGAAGCATTTGACTTAAGAAACTATGCAAATGCAGCATATGAAATATTAAATCCTAATGTTGAAGAGATGGCTAAAAGGAATATGAATGGAAATATTTTTATGCAGATAAATAGGAATAACAGAAAAAAGAAAAATAAAAGTTCAAAAGGTTTATAAGGTGTTCATGAGGAACACCTTCTTTATTAAAAGGAGGAAACGATATGGTATTTAATATAGAGACTTGTAGAGAGCATTTAGATGCATGGCTTAAAGCAGAATTAGCAGTTTGTAATGGTCAAAGTTATTCAATAGCTGGAAGAACACTGACAAGAGCTAATTTATCAAGTATAAAAGCACAAATTGATTATTGGAAAAGTGAATTAGCAAAAGCAAATAACATAGAAAAAAGAAGAGGAAGAAATAGAGTATTTAGAATAGTTCCTAGAGATTTATAGGAGGAATAACATGAATGTTATAGATAGAGCAATAGCATCATTCAACCCTGAAAAAGCCTTAAGAAGAGAATTTGCGAGAAAGAAACTTGATTTTATCAATACTGGATATTCAAACTATGGAGCAAGTAGAAGCAAAAAATCATTACTAGGATGGCTGAGTAGAGGTGGATCACCTAAAGAAGATATTTCAGATAATATTAAAACTCTTAGGCAAAGATCAAGAGATTTATTTATGGGTGCTCCTATTGCAACATCTGCACTTAAAACAACAAGAACAAATGTTATAGGGGCAGGATTAAGGTTAAAATCACAGATTGATGGAGAATTTTTAGGACTTACACCAGAAGAAACAAGAAATCTTGAAACACAAATTGAACGTGAATTTAGCTTATGGGCTGAGAGTAAGAATTGTGATGTAGAAAGAATAAATGATTTTTATGAACTTCAACAGGTGGCGTTTTTAAGCTGGATTATGAATGGTGATGCATTTGTAATGTTACCCACTATAAAAAGAATCAATGAGATATACGATATTAGAATACTATTAATTGAAGCTGACAGAGTTTGTAATAAGAACTATGTTTCTAATTCAGAGACACTTCAAGAGGGTGTTGAAACAAATGAAAATGGTGAAATAACATACTATCATATATGTTCAAGGCATCCATTAGCAACAACATGGGATAAAGCTCCTAAATGGATTAAAGTAAAAGCTTATGGAAGTAAAACTGGAAGACCTAATATATTACATCTCATGGAGAGTGAGAGAATAGGACAAAGAAGGGGAGTTCCAATTCTAGCGCCTGTAATTGAAGCTCTTAAACAATTAAGTAGATATACAGAAGCTGAACTTATGGCAGCAGTTGTTAGTGGAATGTTTACTGTATTCATTGAAAGTAAAAACACTGATGATGGAAATGTATTTGGTTCTAATATAAATTTTGAAGATGAAATTGATTCTGATGATGATACAACTTATGAATTAGGTAATGGAGCTGTTGTTCAGTTAGGTGAGGGAGAAACCGCAAAAGAAATTAACCCTGGTAGACCAAACACTGCTTTTGATGGATTTGTAAATGCAATAACAAGGCAGATAGGAGCAGCGCTTGAAATACCAAAGGAATTACTTACTAAAGAATTTACAGCATCATACTCAGCAAGTCGTGCGGCTCTTCTTGAAGCATGGAAAATGTTTAGAATGAGAAGAACATGGATGGCTAATGATTTTTGTCAACCTATATTTGTTGAATGGATGCATGAAGCAGTAGCAAAAGGAAGGATATATGCTCCAGGATTTTTCAATAATCCATTAATTAGGAAAGCTTACTGTAATGCAGAGTGGTCAGGGCCTAGTGCTGGTCAACTTGATCCTAATAAAGAAGTAGATGCAGCAATTAAAAGAATTGATAATGGTTTTTCTACAGCAGCAAAAGAAACAATGGAACTTACAGGAGGTGATTATTATCAAAATATAAAACAAAGAAAACAAGAAGTTACATTAATAGAGGAGGTTAGAAATATTGTTAGAGAAGCTGAACAATCAAAAATTACTAATAGTTAATGATTCTTCTATTTCAAAAGGAATGTTATCAGTATCAGACAAGAAGTTTTGGGATTTTAATTATGTTGAAGATGAAGAAGTTGAACTCACAATATATGGTGAGATAGTAAGCAGTCTTTCTTGGTGGGATTCATCAGGTCAAGTTGCATCTAATGATTTTATTAAGGAATTAGATTCATATAAGGATAAAGATAATATTACAGTAAGAATTAATAGCAATGGTGGAGATGTATTTGCAGCAACAGCTATTTATACAATACTTAGAGATATGAAAGCTAATATAAAAGTAAAAATAGATGGAATGTGCATGAGCGCTGCAACGATAATTGCAATGGCAGGAGAATCTGAGATATCTCCATGTGCTGTATTTATGACACATCCACCACTAGCTGGTTTATGTGGTTATTTTAATTCATCAGATTTAGATGAATATAAAATAATGCTTGATAAGGTAAAAGATATAATAATGAATGCTTATCAATATAAAACAAGTAAAACAAAAGATGAGCTTGAAACTTTTCTTAATGGTGATAACTGGATGACCGCTGAAGAAGCTGTTGAAAATGGATTTATTGATAAAGTTATGTTTGATGATGATGAATATAATCCAGTTATTGATAAGAATATGTTAATAATTAATAAAGTTGGCACTGATTTAAGTAATATGCCAGATGATTTTAAAGAAAAGATAAAAGATAAAATATCTAAAAATAGTTTAAGGAATAGTAGCGGTAATTCAAATTTGAATAACCAAAGCTATTTTTTTAATAAATTAAATAATAAAAGAGGAGATGATGATGTGATTAAAAATGCACATGAATTAAAGGATAAATATCCTGATGTCTATAAAGAAGTAGTAAATGCAGCACAAGTTCAAGAAAGAGAAAGAATTAAGGCTATAGATGGACTTCCAGGAGCAAATGAGATTAAAAATAAAGCCAAATACGAAGAAATTATAGATGCAGGCCAATGTGCAGTGCTTATATTAAATGCTCAAAAACAGCAAGGTCAGGATTATTTAAATAACAGGGATGATGATATTAGAAATTCTGGTGCTGATGATGTAAAACCAACATCAACTCATGAAAGAAATATTGCTAAAGATGGATATGATATTGATGAAACAGAATCTATTTTAGACAGAGCGTTGGGAAAGAGAGGAATTCGATAATGAATGGATTTAATGAAGAGGTATTTATACCAGAAAAAATAAGAAGTGGAGCTAATATTCCTGTAAAAGTATCAGAGGTGGATCTTAAAGCAGCAGAAAGTATAAAAGAAATGCAGCCGGTTTATTATAATTCTACTAGCAAGGAATTTACTATAAAATCAGAAAATGGAGAATTATATGGACTTTCAGCTGTGGCATCAGAAGTTAGTGAGGAAAACATAAGTAAAACTCAGATTCCAGTTTATCTATCAGGAGAATTTTATAAATCATCAGTAAAAGATGTACTTGCAAATGAAGAAGATGTAAATGCATTGGCTATATTAGCAAGAAAATTAGGAATATTTTTAGAATAAAATCAAGAGGAGATGAATGTAAATGCCATTAAATTTATTTGATCCAAGAACAATGCTTTCTGTTATAGAAAGAAATCCCCAAGTAAAAACATTTTTAAAAGATACTTTCTTTGGAAGAGTAGAAACTTCAAATACAGAGTATATTGATGTCGATTTTACAAAAGGAAATAGAGAACTCGCTCCATTTGTACATGACAAAATAGCTCAAACAACAACAGAAAATCAAGGATATGTAACAAAGCAGTTTAAACCAGCACTTGTTACAGCTGACAGAGTAACTACAGCAGGCGATATATTAAAAAGAACTGCTGGAGAACTTCCATATAACTCAATATCTCCAGAAGAACGTGCTGCACAAAAATAGCAAGAGATTTTTTACAGATAGATGAAATGATAACAAGAAGAGAAGAATGGATGTGTGCTCAGACTTTATTTACAGGTAAAATACCTGTGATTGGTAAAGGTGTAAATTATGAAATAGATTTTAAATTTACAAATAAAGATGTTAAGTCTGGAACTGATTTATGGTCAGATGCAAAAGCAAAACCTATAAGTCAAATTGAAGAAATGGCTAAGCAGGTACAGAAGACAGGTTTTGTAAATCCAGATATATGTATATTAGGACAAAATGCAGCAAGTGAATTTGTAAATAATGCAAGCGTTCAAAAGATACTTGATACAGAACATATGAATCTTGCAACTATAGAACCTAGACAGCTTCCAAATGGAGCAACTTATATTGGTACTATTCCTAAATTAGGATTAAGTATTTATCAATATAATGAATGGTATTTAGATAATTTTACTGATCCAAAAAATCCACAAGTAAAATCATTAATACCAGCTGATTACTGTGGAATTTTTAGCTCACAGATGCAAGGATTTATGGGATATGGTGTAAATGCAATAATTGATAATGCTAGCAAAGAATTTGTAAGCATAGAAGGGACAAGATGCCCTGATTCATGGATTCAAAAGAAACCTGCTGCAAAATACATTCAATTAATGTCTAGACCATTAGCATGTCCTGTTGAAGTAGATGCATGGTTTATATCGAAAGTAGTTTAGCAATATCAGATGAGTGTTAAATGTATCATCAATGTATCTCATAATGGAAAATTGTATAGCATTGGTGATACAATCACTGATATTACTTTAACAGATGCTGAAAAATTGATTGAATGTGGTGCAGTTTTGAAAATAGATAATAAATTTAAGAAAAGTTATGGTGATGTACAGCAGGTACTAAAAAATAAATTCAAAAAAAATAAAAGATTTATGGAGGAACTTCAATATGCTAAGTTTTAAAGAACAGATAAATGAAGATTTAGATGTATTTTTCAATTTAGATGAATTTGGAGATACACATAGTATTGATGGAATGCCTAGGACTGTTGTAATTGATAATGAAACACTTAAGGAAAGAATAAGAAAAGAATATGATGGAATACTTCAGGCAGACCTTCTATATTTCATAAAAGAATCAGATGTATTTAAGAAGCCGAAGAGTGGGGAAATGCAGAATTTTGATGGATGCCTGTATAGCGTATTTGATGTTAAGTATGATTCGGGAGTGTATGAAATTATACTGCAGGGAGCTATGAATTAATGGCTGTAAATATAAAAATAGATGATTCAGAGTTAAGAAAATCATTAAGCAAACTGAGTGAATTTCCTAAGGAAATCCCAAAGGCTACTAATGCAGCTCTGAATAGAACTATTACTTTTGTAAATAAGAATATTAAGAAAGAAGTTTCAGGAGAATATTCAATAAAGTCAGGGGAAGTAGCTCAAACTCTTAAGGTTAAGAAATCTACAACAAACAACTTGTCAGCAACAATAACAAGTATAGGCAGACCAATAACACTTAGTCATTTTCCAGCAAATTTAAAATCAGGGTGGACAAAAGGAAGCAATCTAAAAGTAAAAGTTAAGAAATCAGGGTATAAGAAGATAAATACTCATCCAAGGGCGTTTGTTACTGCTATTGGTGGTAATTTGCACATCGTAAGAAGAGAAACAAGTAAACAGTATCCTATAAAAGTATTAAAAACATTATCTGTTCCTCAAATGGTTTCAAATTCAGAATTAAGTGAAAATATATTAGAACAGGCTAATGAGCAACTTAAAAATAGAATAAATCATGAAATAGAATTTAGATTAAATAAATTAACTAGCAGGAGGTAATATGACAGATATAGAGATTTTAAAAAGTTTGAGTAAGTTTCTTATAAATAATGTTGCAAATAAAATTAAGCTAGAAAAACCACCTGAGAATAATATTGTAGAACAAAGTTATGATTTAGTAAATCCAGCAGTTTATATAGGATGGGTTCCACCTAAGAATTTCTTAGAAAGTTACGGATTTGATATTCCATCAATTGTAGTTATGATAGATGAAGGTGAAGATAATTCTGATGAGGTAACAAGAAGAATTAGAATTACATTTACAACATATGATCCAGGAACAACGGAATTAAATGGGAAACTAAGTCCTAATACTAATGGATATAAAGATTTATTAAATCTTATAGGAATTACAAGAAATGAATTAAATAATAGTCCTATTTCAGAAGAAATAAATTCTGTTGATAAACCTATAAAATGGAAAATATCAGAACAAAATTATCCCTATTGGAGTTCTGAAATGACTTTTAGCATATCAAGAGCTCCAATAGAAATAAATATAAATAATAATTTTTTATAAGGCGGTGTTAAAATGGCATATAAACATGGACTATATGGTTCGTTAGTTGCAAGTGATGAATCAATATCTACAAGTAAAACAGTGCCTATTTATATAGGAACTGCTCCAATACACAGAGTAAAAAAAGAAAATAGAGTTATAAATAAGCCATTACTTATTAGAAACTCTGAACAGGCTCAGACGAAACTAGGTTATAGAGAAACCGATAATTTTGATGAATTTACATTATCAGCAGTAATATTTGCTCATTTTTCAAATAATATTAAACCCATTGGACCAATAGTAGTTATTGTGCTAGACACTATAACTAATGCAGACAATACTACTTCTACATTAGAAATAATAAATGGAGTTGGAACTATTGTAGATAATGTAATAGTAGATTCCATTATTATTACAGATAAAATATTGGGCACAGATTATGAATTAAAATATAATGAATCAGGACAATTAGAAGTATCGGAATTAGAAGATGGTCTTGGGGAATCTATTTCAATATCATATAAGAAGGTTGAGACATCTAAAATAAAACCTGAGAATGTTATTGGATCATATGAAGAAGAAACTGAGACAAGGACAGGAATACAAGCGATACAAGATGTTTATGAAGAATTGAATATAATACCTGAAATATTAGCAGCACCAGGATATTCACACATAAAGGAAATAGAGCAAGCTTTAGTTAAATCAACATCTAGAATAAGTGACAGGTGGGAAGCTATTTGTTATACAGATATTAATTCGAATGAGGCAGATTCCAGAGAAAAAGCACTTAAATGGAAAGATGCTAATAAATATAATTCTACGTGTGAAAAAACATGTTGGCCAAAATTTAAAACTGGCAATAAAGAATTATGGGGATCTATAGTTGCAATAGTACGAAAACTACAAACTGATGCTGAAAATGATGGAATTCCTTATGAAAGTTCATCTAATAAAGCTATAGATATAGATTCTCTTATTGCTAATGGTAAACAAATTAGGTTTGGTCAAGAAAAAGCTAATGAACTTAATGAAAAAGGAATTACAACAGCTATCTATAGTGGTGGGAAATATGTTTTATGGGGGCCACATATGGCTAATTATGATTATGGTTCTACTACTGCTGTTGATGAAATATTTGATGTCAACATAATGATGAATAAATTTTTGCTTAATGACTTTAATTATAGGAATATAGATTTAATAGATAAACCAATGACACGAAATGATGTAGATGCATTAATTGTATCAGAACAGACTATATTAAATTCATATGTTACAGCGGGACAACTTCTTTATGGTGAAATTAGTTTTAACAATAAGAATAATGCAAGATCAGATATGATACAGGGAGACTTCACTTTTGATACATTAGTGACAAATACTCCACCAGCTAAATCAATTACTCAGAGAGTTAAATCTACATCTAAGGGTATTGAAAATTTATATACAGAGGAGGATGAATAAATGAGTACAGCAGCTAAGGAAATTAAAAATAAAACTATTGATTTCTCTGTATATGTAAGAGATAGTGGTTCAGCAGAGAAAATTGGAAACTCAACAGATGTTACTCTGCCATCTGTTGAAAAAAATAACAGATACAATAAAAGGTTCAGGAATAATGGGAGAGCTTGATCTTCCAAGTTATGGACAGATAAGTTCAATGGAAACAGAAATTTCAATGAGAGTATCGGATGATAAATTTGCAACATTATCAGCTTCTAGTCAGCTTGAGTATAGATGGGTAACAGATGCATATGATACATCTACAGGGAAAGCTAGGATAATAGCAAATAAGGCATTTTTGACTGTTGCAAATAAAAAAGCTGATGAAGGTAAAATTGAATCCGGTGCTTCGCAGGATGGAAGTCTGTCGTTTGAAGTTATTGCATATAAGAGAATATGTGATGGAAAAGAAATTTTAAATATAGATAAACTTAATGGGATATATTCTATTAATGGAAAGAACATGTACAGTGATATATCACAATATTTATAAAACTAATTATAAAAACTAGGAAACTATTCCTGGTTTATTTATTTGGAGGTAATAATTATGGAAAATAATATAGAAATTATAGGAACTGGAACTTTAAAATTAAAAAGACCTATTTCAATTGATGGAAAAGAAACCAATGAAATTAAATATGATTTTGACAAATTAACAGGAATGGATATAGAAGAAGTCTTTAAAGAAGCAACACGAAGTGGCTATATGGTAAGTGCATCTTATGAATTAGACCCTATAATTGGAGGCAGAATGTTTGCAAAAGCATCAGATTTAGATTTTTCAGATGTAAATAGATTAAAACTTAAGGATTATACGGAGGCTGCAAATATAGCTCGAGCTTTTTTTATACAAGACTCGGATGGAAACCAAGAAGAAAGCAATTAAAAGAAATAGTTGCTCAGATAACATTGGAAACATCCAATTCAAGAAAAGCCTGTTACTCAATGACTCTAATTGATTTACTTGATTATTATGATTCACTTGTTGATGAAAGTGAAAGAAGAAATCAAGAGTATAAAAAAGCTATGAGTAAAAAGGAGTGATGAAGTTTTGGCAAAAAATTTACTTACGAATGTGGTAATTGGTGGCCAGATAAATCCTACACTACAGAGAACTTTTTCAACTGTTAATAAATATGCAAGTGGAACTATAAGCTCTATTAATAAAATTAATTCAAGAACAGCAGCTGTTTCAGGGTATGCTAGAAATCAATTGGACTCAGTAAGTAATAAGGTGAAAACTGTACTTGCTGCAAGTGCTCTTACTATGGGAGTTAAAAAATAGGAAGTTCCATGATTGAACAAGCATCAAGCATGGAACAATATAGAAATACTCTTAATATAGTAATGAAAGACCAAAAAAGCAGGTGAAATTTTTTCATGGGCGACACAATATGCTAATAAAACTCCTTTTGAAACTGGAGAGATAGTTGATGCTACTGTAAAACTTCAGAGTTATGGTCTAGAAGCTCAAAAAATATTGCCACTTGCAGGGGATATGGCTGGAGCTATGGGGAAATCTATAGACCAAGCAGTTGAAGCTGTTGCAGATGCACAGACAGGAGAACTTGAACGACTTAAAGACTTTGGAATTACTAAAGATATGATAATAGCACAAGGAGCTAAAGATTTAGCAGGTATTGAGCTTGTTAATAATAAAGGCCAAATTACAAATCAAAGAGCTTTTAACGCTGCAATGTTTTCTCTTATGAAAGAACGATATAATGGAGCTATGGAAATACAATCTAAAACATTCAAAGGCTTAATGTCTACAACAAGCGGTATTATAAAAAATGGACTAGCTAAAATAGCAGGTATTTCTGATACAGGTGATATTGTTGAAAATTCTGCATTTTATAAAATTAAAGAGAAATTTGCATCAGTAACAGATTATTTATTGCAGATGCAAGATAATGGATCATTTGATGTTATGGCAGAAAAATTCACATCATTTACTCAAAAAGTATGCGATGGAGTTGATAATGCAATTCCCAAAATACAAAGTGGATTTCAATATATTCAAAACAATGGACCGCAAATAAGAACAATAATTGATTATATTGCAAAGGCCTTTGTAGGATGGAAAGTAATTAGTGGAGTATCATCTGGAGTTCAAGCAATACGATCCGTGTATAATTCGATTTGCATTTTGAAGGGTGGTATGGCGGCATTAAGGTTAGCAAAACTTAAAGATAAAGCTGATACTATATATTTAACTACATTATACGCAAAAGATGCAGTGGTTAGAAAAGCATCAGCTGTTGCTACTGGAGTTCAAAGTACTGCACATAGAGTTCTTAATGCTTTGAAAATCAAAGAGGGATTACAAGCTGTAAAAAACTGTGCTATTTATGTAAAAGATGCAGCAGCAAGAGGAATATCTACAACAGCAACAGGTATTCAGACTGCAGCACAATGGGCCTTGAATAGTGCTTTTTTAGCGTGTCCAATAACTTGGATAGTATTAGGTATAGCAGCTATTATAGCAATATTTGTTCTACTATGGAATAATTGCGAAGGTTTTAGAAATTTCTTTATAGGAATGTGGAAGAGTATTCAATCTGGAATACAGGCATTTGATTTATGGATTACTACAGCTATGACAACTGACTGGACTAATTCGTTTGGGATTTTAGGTAATATTCTAAATGGATTTTTTTATACTGTTGGTACTGTATGGGAAAATATAAAACTAGCTTTTAATGGAGTAATAGATTTTATATCAAATGTATTTGCAGGAAATTGGTCAGGAGCATGGCAAAACATAATTCAAATTTTTACTGGAATATTTGGAAGTATTGGAGCTATAGCAAAAGCACCACTCAATGCAGTAATTAGTTTAATTAACACTGCTATAGGTGGAATAAATTCGTTGAGTTTAGATATTCCTGATTGGGTACCACTTGTGGGAGGGCAACACTTTGGCTTAAGTATTCCTCAACTTCCAATGCTTGCAAAAGGTGGTATTACAAATGGTGTAAGTATTGCAGGAGAAGCAGGCCCAGAAGCAGTAATACCACTTAAACGAAATAATCCTAGAAGTATTTCATTGTTAGAAAAGACAGCTTCAATAGTAAACCCTAATAATAGTGGTAATAATGGTAATGCACCTACATTTGTATTTTCACCAGTGATAAATGGAGAAGCATCATCAGAAACAGTTAAGATATTAAAACAACAATATGAGGAATTTAAGGATATGGTAAATAAAATATTAGATGAAAGGGAGAGAGTTGAGTTTGCCTAGAGAATGTTATAGATATATAACCATAAATGGTGATACGTTTGATAGAATTGCATTAGATTTTTATGGTGAAGAGAATTATAGCACATTTATAATGCAGCTTAATCCTAATCATATAAGAACTATAATTTTCGAAGCTGGCGTTGAATTAATAATACCAAAATTAAAAGTAAGTGATAAATCAACGTTGCCTCCATGGAAAAGGTAGGTGGTACTATGGATTTATACTATCAAGGAGTAAAACTCGATGTAGTTGTAGTAGATTATAAAATTGATGATAATATGGGTGGAAAATGTGATAGTGTATCGGTTATATTTTCAGACATAAAACATGAATGTAGGACATGGGATTTTAAGAAAAATGACATTATTGAAATGATAGAGTATCCATTCTCAAGTGGAAAAATGTTTGTTGATGGGTACTCTTGTTCTAACGGATATTATTCAATAAAAGCACTATCAATAAAGAAAAAATTTAAAACAAAGAAATCAAAAGTATGGGAAAATGTAAGATTTTTAGATTTAGCAAAAGATCTGCTTAAAGATTGTGAATTAGATTTAGAAACTTATGGATTAAATGATTATTTGTATACACGAGTTGATCAATTAGAAGAAAATAATATTGAATTCTTGAATTATAGATGCAAACTTGAAGGATATAATCTTAAAATAACAGATGGGAAAGCAGTAATAGTAAGTGAAGAATTCCTAGAAAAGCAGGATACAGTTTTAACTGTTACTCCTGCTGATTTTAAAGATAAATATGAATTTGAATGTACTTCAAATAAAGTATTTGGAGGGTGTGAAATAAGTTCATTTTCAAAAGAATTTATAAAGGGAAGCTATATTTATGATAATACACTAGAAGTTTTGAAGGTAAATGATATAGTTGTATATAATATCGAAGAAGCAAATAGATTTTCTAAAAATATTTTGAGATCCTATAACAAAAAGAAACTACAGGATATTTCTATATTGAGAAAAATAATAATATAGCTGCAGGGAATAATATTAAAATTCAAGATTTGGCACTATTTAGTGGTAAATATATAATAGAAAATTTATATTCTGCTTCAAGTGGAAAAACTAAGTTAAAAGTCAGAAAAGTACTGGAGGGATATTGATGTTTAGAAAAGGGTACATATCAGAGTTGAAAGAATCTAGTGCTAGAGTGACATTCCCAGATTTAAATAATACTGTATCTGGGTGGTTAGCTATAAGTGAGTTTAAAGTAAAGTGTACAGAAAGTTGCAATAATACAAACTGTACTGCTACATTAGATTTAAAAATAGGATCAAGTGTGGTTGTATGCCTTTATGATGGTATAAATTCAGGAATAATAATAGCAAAGGGAAGTGAAATTTAATGAGTTTAGGAGGGTTTGCTGAAAAAACTTTTGAAGTAAATAGCAATAAAATATACACATTTGATGATTATTCAAATAGCTTTGGAATAAGCATTGAAGAGCAGGAAGTAGAGAATGACAGACCTTCAAACTACATTAAAGGTTTAGATTTAGAAAAACCGAGCTTTACAATAGATTTAAGACAATCATCAAGTGTTGATGTTGAAACTGAATTAAAGGAGTGGAAAGAAATATGTTATTCCAAAACGCCACATATGCTTTTTATAGGCAACACTCCAGTATCTGATAATAAATATATTTTAGAAAAAGGTAATATTTCAGATTCATTAGTAACCAACTCTGGGAAAATGATTAAATGTAAACTTAAATTGACATTTAGGGAACATGTACGATATGGCGCAAAAAAGAAGAAGGGACATCATCTAAAACTAAGAAAAGTTCGAGTTCATCTAAAAAAGAAATCCTCATCAAGCTCTTCGGATAATACTATGTCTAGTGATGATGAAGCAAAAGTTTTAGCTTTAGAAAGCCAAATTTTTGGAGGATAATTATTATGGAATATGAAGTTTACTCAAATAAAAGTTATCTAAATTGGAATGCAAAAGGTGATGAAAGAATAATTCAAAATGTAAATACTATATTAAATACCTTTAAAGACGAAGTACCGTATGATAGGCTTATGGGCAGAAATCCGGATAACTTAGATAAACCACTTGAAAAGGTGAAAAATAAAATAATAGAGGAAACATATGATTTAGTAAATACTTATGAAACAAGAGTTAAAGTAAAAGAAGTTAACATTGTATATGAAATTGATGATAACAATAGTAAAATTCCAGTAATAAAGGTGGTGATAGAAATTGTACATTAATTTTGTTAATATTAATGCAGAAACTGTATATGAAGAAATAGTACGCAATATTGAATCTGATCTTGGAGAAAAACTTCATGAAGGTGATGAAAAAAAGCTATTTATAAAATCCTTGATGCCTATAATAATGGCATTAAAAAATGATATAAATGATACAGCAAACCAAAACTTTCTTGAGAATTCGAGAGAAGAAAAAACTGATGCTATAGCTAACAGTTATTTTGATACTAAGAGATTAAAACCAACTAAAGCATCGTGTTCTGGTAAAGCAGTATTATCAGAGGTTCAGAAAAAAGATATTCTTATTCCATCTGGAACTAAAATAACATCAGATGGAATAAGAATATTTGAAATAAAAGAAAATTATATAGTTAAAGCAGGCCAAAAGGAAGTTGATGTAAAACTTGTTTCAACATCTACTGGGGAAAAATATAATGGAATATTAGCTGGAAAGATAAATCATATTATTGATCCTATTGCATATGTTTCAGAAATTTATAATACTGAAATATCCAAGGAAGGATCTGATATTGAAGATGATAAATCATATAGAGAAAGAGCTAGGTTAGAAATGGAAAGTAAGAGTTGTGCTGGTCCGGAAGGAGCATATGAATACTACGCATATTCAGCAGACAACTCTATATCAGCAGTAAAAGTAGTATCTCCATCACCTGGAACAGTAAGAATATTAGTAGTTGTTGATAATGGAGAAAGTCCTTCAGATGAAATACTAAAAAAAGTATATGATGAGTGCTCTCCTAGAGATAGACGACCACTTACAGATAAGGTTGAAACAGGAACTCCAGAAATAGTTGAATATGATATTGATTTAACATATTACTTAGATAAAAACTTTCATACTTATGAAGGAAAATGGCGTAAAGCTATTGAAGGTGAAAACTTTGATTACGAAAGTGGAGCAATAAGGACATTTATTAACTGGCAACAAGAGGACATAGGTAGATCTATAAATGTTGAAGAGCTAAAGTTTCAGATATTAAATTCAGCAACTTATGAAGTGGATAATAGAACTTTATCTGGAGTTAGAAAATTAATTATAAATAGTCCTGGCTATGATAACATTGAAGAAATTCAATTAGCAAAGGTAAGAAACATTAATGTTACATATGGAGGGAAATTATAATGGACTTAAATAAAATAGATTTATTAAGTTTGCAAACTTCATATATGCAAAAAGATAACTTTGTACAAGCTTTATGTAAAGCACTTAATCCAGTATTTCAAAAATTAAGTGATAGCACAAGGCTTGTATTTATTTATGGGAGAATAGATGAACTAGAGGAAGAAGCTATTGATTCTCTTGCCTGGCAATTTCATGTTGATTTTTATGACTATACATTATCTTTAGATCAAAAGAGAGAACTTGTTAAGAAGTCGATATATTTACACATGATAAAAGGGACTCCAAAAGCAGTAGAAGAGGCATGTACAACAGTCTTTGGTAAAACAAAGCTAAAAGAATGGTTTGAATATGGTGGGAAGCCTTATTTTTTTGGACTTGATGTTGATATAACAGAAGTTGGGGCATCTCCTGAAGAACTAAAAAAACTTGATATCTTAATTGATGTTTATAAAAATAAAAGATCATGGATAGATTATATTAATTTATTTATAGCTAGTAAAGGGGACATATATATTGGAGCATCTACTTTAATATCAGAAGAAATATCGGTTTTGCCATGGAATATTACTGAAATAAATGCAAAGTTTGATATTGAAATTAATGCTAGAAGTATAAGTAGCGAAATAATAGAAATTTATCCAAGGGAGGAATAATTAATGGCTGAATTAAAGGGCAGTAAATATTATACGGTAGTAACTGATATTGGTCAGGCTAAAATAGCAAATAGTATTTATAGCGGCAAAAAATTGGATCTTACTTTATTGAAGCTAGGTGATGGAAATGGTGCATTTTATAATCCTGATTCTAGTCAGACAGATGTAAAAAAAGAAGTATGGAGAGGTAATGTTGTAGATGTAGAAATTGATGCTGGTAATCCTAATTGGATTAATATATATACGGTAATAGCTCCAACCGATGGAGGATTTACTATAAGAGAAATGGCAGTTTTCGATTCTGATGGAGACATGATAGGAATATGTAATTGTGCAGAATCATATAAGCCTACATTAGATGAGGGAAGCGGAAAAGAAATAACTATGAAAATGACATTAGCTGTAGTAAATACGTCAGCTATAACATTAAAAATAGATCCAACAATAATTTATGCAAAAAGGAAAGATGTACTGGAATTACAGATAAAAGTAAATGAAATTACTAAGCAAATAAACAATTTAGAGAATGATAGTTATCCAATAGTAGAAGCAACAGGAGCAAATGCTTATATAGGAGCTAGTGCAAGAATAAAAGCAGTAGGAAAGGGTACAAGATGTACGCTATTTGTTGGAACAGCAAGTAATGGTAATTGTAGTTTAAATTTAAATAATTCTGGAGCAGTAGCCATTAAGGACAGTAATGGAAATGTAGTTACAAATATGAAAGCTAATATTCCTTATAATCTCTGTCATAATGGCTCGGATTTTATATTACAGGGTAAAGGGGGTGGTGGAAACTTAATCCCTAAATACTTATTAGCTGGTTATTATGGAGAAGGTGATAATGGACGTGTAGATGGTGCTATGGTTAATCGAGGTGCACCCACATCTAATTTAAATTGTGGAGGAGTTGTTAATTTACAGGAAGGTTATTATGCTGGTGGACAAATTATAGCTAATAGTTTAGCAAGTCAAACTCCAGCAAATGCAACTGCTGCACAAATTTTAGCTGGATATAGTGCTTGGGTTAATGGGATTAAAATAAGTGGAAATGCTACAATACAAAGTTTGGGTGGAAGTACTTTTGTTAGCGGAACAGGGTCTGTAACATTAACAGAGAAACAAAGTCGTATATTGGTAGATTTCTCTGCAAAAGTTCCTTCTACTGTTAGAGTTATTTGGGGCAAATTCACTTCTGGAAGTTCATTCTATTTTGTTAATTTTAGAAGTGAAACTAGTGGAACTTTCAAGCCAATAGTATGGGATAAGTATTATAGCAAATATGCAGATGAAAATCCAGTTGCTATCACTGGAATTAATCTGGGAGATGGAGATTCATCTCATACTTGGTCTGCTGGAACTTATACTTATACTTGGTATGCGATTTAAAAAGGAGTAATAATTCATGAAAACATTAATAGTTTATGATTCGAAAGGAAATTTAGTTTTTACACAAACAAATGCATTAGAGAAATATAACTGTATTGTAGAAGATGTAGCCGATAATAAAGAACTTATTGGAGTAGATATATCCACAAGAAAGTGTATAACAGTAGATAGACAAGCAACTACAGAAGAAAAAGAACAACTTAAGAGAGAATTAAATGAAAAGAATATTGAATTAGAAAATACAAAGCAGGAATTGTTAAAAACACAGGCTACCGTAGTGGATGTAACCTATAACAATTTATTAAAATAGAGAGGAAGATGTAAAATGACTAAAATTTTAGAAAACTTAATTAACAACAAATATTATTCAACAAAGGAAGAAGTAGAGCAGAAGCTAAATGTATTTTTTGCATTTAATGTTCTTACTCAAGAAGAATATACAAAATTAATGCAGCTTGCAGAAGAAAAGTACAAAGAAACTACTACAGAAGAAACAGTTACAACAGAGTAGAATGTAATCAAATAAAAAGTAATAAGAGCAAAGTTTAAGCACCAGTAGGTGTTTTTATTTTTGCTTAAAATAAGAGAGGAGACAAATAGTATGTTTAATAAAAAAGTATTTGAAGTCTATCTTAATCAAGAGGGGGAGGATTGTAATGTTCAAATAGAAATTAATACAAATATTGATGTTGATGGATTAATTACAGAAACTGAATTAGAACAAATAAGAAATATAACTTTAAATATATGTAAAAGAATAAATATTAAAAATGGGGATGATGAACTAAAATTACCTAGCAGACTTAATTAATTTATAATAATTAACTTTAAAGCATTAAAGAGTAAGGACGTGATATTATGTTAAAACCACCTATTTGCCGTATGGGAGGCAAAAGTAAATTAAGAAAAACAATAATTGAAATGATACCAGAACATACTTGTTATATTGAATTGTTTTTTGGAGCAGGATGGGTATATTTTGGGAAGGAAAAAAGCAAAGTTGAAGTTATAAATGATATAGATAAGGAACTTATTAACTTATTTAAAATGATAAAATATCATTCTCCGGAAATAGAAAGACAATTAGAATATGAATTTTCTGGTAGAGATATTTTTGAAGAGTATAAACATTGCACAATTGAATACCTAACAGAAATTCATAGAGCTGTAAGATTTCTATATTTAATAACACAAAGCTTTGCAGGGCGTGGTGGAGTATATGGATATGGTACGAACACAAAACCATCACCACAAATTTTTTATAAAAATGTACTTGGAGATTTAAAAGAGAGATTAAGAAACACTTATGTTGAAAATTTATCTTTTGAAAAAATCATAGATAAATATGATCGTGAATATAGTTTTTTCTTTTGTGATCCTCCCTATTTAGAAACAACTGGGTATGGAAATACATTTGGAGAACACGAACATTTAATATTAAGAGATAAACTTTCAAATATCAATGGGAAATTTTTATTAACAATAAACGATCATGAGAATATAAGAGGATGGTATAAAGACTTTAACATAAAAGAGGTACAAGTTAATTATTCGGTTTCAAAAGAAACTAAGGGAAGGGGGAAATATAAAGAATTAATAATAACAAATTATTAAATACCTTTAAATTTAATAACTCTAAAGTAAATTCTAAGACTTTTTATAGGTCTTTTTTTATTTATGAAAGTTTCAAACGTTTGGAAATATTAAAGAAAAGAGGTGTCAGATGGAGACAATAAGCGTTGCATTAATTTGCACAATTTTAGGTGTCACTATAACTTATTTATCATTTCAAAGAAATAAAAGCAACGATATTAGAGCAGAGACAAGAGAAGATGCAGAAACAAAAGCAAAGCTAGATTATATTAGCAAAGGTGTAGACGATATAAGATTAGATAATAAATCAAGAGATAGGCAGATTAATGAACTCGCAAAAGACTTAATAGAAGTTAAGCAGAGTGTAAAATCGGCACATCACAGAATAGACTCATTAGAAAAATAGAAAGAAGGAATGAAAAATGGAATTAACAAATCTTGTTCAATTTATCCCAGAAAACTTATTAATATTAATTGTAGCAACTTATACTTTAGGAATATTCTTAAAGAAATTAGAAGGTGTTAAGGATAAGTATATTACTATATCACTTATGATATTCAGCATTACCTTTTCAGTTTTATTAAATTTAATTAATACAGAATACATGGTAATGTACAAAGCTATTGTCAATGCAGTACTTCAAGGCATTTTATGTTGGGGAGTTGCTGTAGGAGTTAACCAGACAACTAAGCAATTAAATAAAGAAGAATAATCATGGCAGCCTTATGGCTGTCTATTTTAATTTAAGGAGGATTTATTTATGGAAGATAAATTTATATTAGGAGCAATTGATTCACCGGTAGACTTAAGGGACTATGATTATAGCATGGTTTCATGTACTTCAACAGAAACTGAGATACCAGATAAATATATTTTAGATTATGATTATTCAATTTTAAATCAAGGAAATATTGGAAGTTGTGTAGCACATGCATTAAGCTGTATGAAATCATATATAGATGGAACTAATACAGATAATATGTATAGTGTAGGATTTATTTATGCTAATAGGCAAGAAGATGATTTTAAAGGTACTGGAATGATTACTAGAGAAGCTTTAAAAAAATATAGTAAAGTATGGAGATTGTACAAAAAAATCTTTTCCTGTTAACGAGGAATATCCAAGTATAGTACATACATTAGAGAAGTATGGAAAAGAAAAGTTATTAAGTGAAGCAAATAATCATAAGTCACTGGCATATATAAGATTAGATAGAGAAAATATTAAAGAATATTTATTTAAATATCAAAAGCCAGTTTTAATAACAGTAAGAGTATATGAAAATTTCTATGAAGCCAATATTAATGGTGGAATTATCCCTAAAGAACCTAATGGGAAAAAAAGAGGTGGACATGCTCTGTTATGTATTGGATATAAAGAAGATACATTAATATTAATAAATAGCTGGGGAGATTATAATGGAGATAAAGGAAAATATTATTTAGATATAAATAGCTCTATTATTAAGGAATTATGGGCTTTAGAAGATGAGAAAAACATTAATAGACCTGAAAAGAAAAAATATACTGTGGGGTGGAATAAAGACTCTAAGGGCTGGTGGTATAGTCAAGATGGTTTAACATATTATCAATCAGATTGGAAAATGATAAATGGAAACTGGTTCAGATTTGATTCTAAAGGTTATGCATATCAAAGTGGTTGGTTTAAATATCCTAAAGATAATAAGTGGTATTATTTTGATGATAATTGCTACATGGTATCTAACAAATGGGTTCTTGATAATAATAAATGGTACAGATTAGGTCCAGATGGCGCTATGCTTATAGGATGGTTTCAGGATACTGATGGATTATGGTATTACTTAGATATAGATAAAGGATACATGTATTCTAACTGTAGAATATTGATTGATGGTAAGTATTATAGTTTTAATAGCCATGGAGCTTGGGTAAAAGATGGAGCTACAGTATCAGATCTACTTATTAATAATACAAAGAAATTTGAGGGATTTTATTCATATTGGTATTATGGAGATGGTACTGCTACTATTGGATATGGTACAAGTACTGCTGGAAGTGTAGGCAAAAAATTAAAATCCCAGGGAATAAAAACTTGTACAAGGGAACAAGCTTTTGAATGGTTAAAAGAAGAAATGCAAAATGGATGTCAGACACTTGTAAATTGGTTAAATGAAAATAATATTTCACTGTCTCAAAATCAATTTGATGCATGCGCTGATGTTATTTATAATATGGGATTTACCAATTTTAAAAAGTTTGGTATAGCAGATATAGTCCTAGGAAAGAAGGCTAATACATGGAATAACTGGAGAGTATGCATTACAGATATTAATGGTGTAGAGTATCCCGGCCTAATAACTAGAAGGTGGAGTGAATTTAAGATATATACAGAAGGAGATTATTCAGTTACTCCATGATAATGTTATTTAAAAAGTTTAATATGATATAATGTTTTAGGCTAGATTACACAATATAGCTTTAACACCAGTAAAGGTAGCATATAAGATTAATTTATTATGTGCTACCCTATTTTTATTATTGTGATTTATTAGAAAAGATATGTTTTAAAAATAAAATATTGTTCTATAGGATACTCAAGTTCTCTTAAACTTTTAACTTCATACAACATACAAGTAACAATTTATTGGTCTGAATACTTAAGGGGACATCCTCTATTTTTTTATTATTTGAATTTAATTTAACAAAAGCAACTTCAACTTATTTAAAAATTTTACAATAAGAATTTTACTGGTTTTATGGAAATATTAAAAAAGTATATAGACAAAAGTGTATATTATACCTTATTATAGAAAATGAGGTCTATAAATGTAAAAAATACTGTTATATTTATAGACTATAGGGGAATTACAAGAAATATTTTAAACTATAAATAGGGGAGATGAATAAAAAATGTCTAGAAAAAGATATACTAAATCAACAGTTATTGCTTTAACTGCAACTACAATTTTTCAATCAACATCAATGGTAACAAATTTATTTGATGTTAATGCTTTTGCAGTAGATAACATACAAACAAATGAAAAAGTGGAAATTTTAAATTCAGAAATAAAATTAGCATCAGCTGATGCAACCATAAGAGGAACAACATCATCTGCAGTAGAAGTGTTAAAAGACCCTTCTTTAGATGAACAACAGGCTAAAATAGAATCAAATATTAAATCTTTATTAGTAAGTGCAATGAATAATAGAGAATACAAGCCGATAATTAGAAGGATTGAATCTGAATTAAAGTCTTTGACAGATGAAAAAAAGAAAGCATTTTATAGCAAAGAAGCAACTGATTTGATGGCTTGTAGGAATATTTTAAGTGAATATAATAAAATTATTTTAGAATCCATATCTGATGCTGAGTTACAACATAGTGGAAGTAGTGAGAATTTAAACACTATATATGAAAAATTGATAAATATAAGAACTGGTTTACAAGAAAAAAGTAATCTGAATGTATTAATTCAAGAAAAAATAGATGAAATTAATAATATAAAATCTGCTTGTAATAATATTAGGACTGCGCTAGCAAAATTATTAAAGAAACAGATAGATAATGAAAATCAAATTCAAAAAAATGGCTATGCTTATATTGAAATTACCAATTCAGAAAAGAATTATGTTATGGAACTTATTAATGACTTAGAGAGAATAAACTATAATTTAACTAATGTTATAAATAATTATAAAACTGAATTAGAATCTGCTAAGAAGGTAGAATTTAAAGAAGAGCGTGAAGCCTT